GCCATGTCATTTTTTTATTTAGTACCGACCGGTGGTCTCCCTTAACCGGTCGATTATTTAATTTAAGCCTTGTCAGCAACCTGCTTGTAGCCGTAGATACCAGCGCCTGCCAGAGCAGCACCAGCAGCTATACCACCACCGATCTTACCGGCTTTCTTGATGAGGCGAGCCTTCTCAGCAGCAGCAGCCTTACCAGCGATACGAGAACGATTAGCGGCACTCTCAGCGAGCTGTGCCTTAACCCTAGCAACACCGCTATTGACCTTCTTCATGTTCTCCTTAGAGTGCTCAGCCTTCCACTTAGCACCAGCCTCTTTCTTAGCAGCCTTGATAGCTTCCTTGTTCTGCTTGTCAAGTGCTTTCTTTTCGGCCTTAGTCAGCTCCTTAGCTGCCACCTGATCGGTACCAGTTGAACCACCGTAGGTCTGCTTTCCGAACTTACCCTTAGCATTGCCATAGTCGAGGGTCTCACCCTTACCAGCAGCCTGGATCAGTCTAGAGTTGTCACCCTTAGCACCAGCCCAGATGTTACCAGCGGCATCCTGCCAAGTATACTCACGCTCTTCAAGGAACTCAGAGAAAAGATCATACATTTCCTCTGTCATTGTCACACTGTAGAGCTGCTCCTCAACAGGCTGCTCTACGTTAGAAAATACTTTACGTCTTACGTACATTGTGTTTAGAATTTTAAATAGAAACCCCGTTGAGGAGCTTCCGAGTTATACATTTTGTTGTTATTGTCGAATTTTAAGAGGATTGAAAAATCCCTCCGATTTGTTTTCTTTTTCCTCCAAAGAAGTATCGACGACTTCTTCGGTAAACATCTTAGTCTTCTTCATTAGATCTTACTCTTTACTGTGCCGGCGAAATCAAGGGTGGCCGCTATCTTTCGAGAGTCCTTCTTGGAGCTCCCGGCAGCACGGGCTATCTTATAGACTTTGGCGTACTTCCGACCCTCTTCCATTCGCTCGGCATGCTCCTCTGGTTTTACCTCTGGGAGCTGTTTCATTACGAATTTCTTCATTTCATTGGAATGGGTTTAAGGGCAGTCGTATTCTTTTTCACTAGACTTTGACGGCCTGGGTTAGACTCTGTTTCTTTCTCCAGTCTCTTCTCTTGAACCTGCTGTCTCTTCTCGGTGGCATCTTTCTGAGCTTCGAGTTTCTGGAATTGATATTGTTTGCGATACTGCGCCTGTCTCTCTTGCTGTGCCATTTGTTGGGCAAGTCTCTGATTTTGCATGATTTGGCGCTGCATCTTCATATTCTCGAGCTGTAGATCTCGGGGACTCGGCATCTCTTGCTGTAGTTCTGGCTGCGGTACTTGAGTCTGCTGCTGTACCACAGTACTCTGCTGTTGTGTCTGAGGCTGAGCAGCATATTGCCTCTGTATTCTGTATATTGCCATTTTAAAATAAGCTTTCGAGCATGTCTTGATAGACACCACCTTCACCAAAATATAAGTCTTGGGCTGTCTCAGTGAGATTCTCGAGGAGCTGACCTTGCTTAAGGTAGCCAGTCGATACACCATTTTCGTTTCCCTCAGAAAGATACAGGTGAAGATTATAGACCGCCTGTGTCATACTATCCCAAAGGTCCTTCGAGCCAAGTGGGTTGGATCCGTCTTTATTATCGAAACTCAAGGTAGCCTTTTTTGGGTGATCGACTTTTCCGTTTGGCAGTATCTTAAGATCGTAGGCTTCTCTAAAGAATCTCTCGACTTCTGGCATCTCCAGGCGTTCATATTGAAAAGTGGCCTTGAGGTAGGTTGCAAGCTCTGGTGTTCGATCGGTGCTAAGATATCTCACCGGTATTCCTTCACGATCGAGATCCTGCGCAAGTGACTTGCTGAAGGCATGGTCATAGGATACTGATATATTGAAGCGCCTTGAGAGCTCCATTATAAAGTCATAGATGTGAGCTAAGGATGTCTCTTGTCCATCTTTCCTGGAGAGACCGAAACAAGCATGAATCTTGTATTTTGGCTCCTTGGTTTTTCCGGAAACTTCCCAACCGGCGAATGAAGCGATCGTAATTGCGGCGATGTCACTCGACACTGCCAGGTCAAGCCCGATACTCAAGAAAGTATTTGGCTTGATATGTGACAACATTGGCTCAACCCGTGAGATCACTTTGTCGGTTTTATCATAGAAATCGACATAAAAAATCTCAGGCATCTGATTACGGAGTTTCGCGCAATTTAGGACATGGCTGATGTCGCCAGAAAAGAACAGATCAGAAGCTCCGGTGTTAACACCTGCTACGTCGCGAAGAGTTTTTTCCGGTGCTCCCCTGAAGTCTGGAAGTACCTGGATAGGAATTTTGATAATTCGATCTTTGTCAAGACTCTTATCATTTTTAACCTCCTCATCAGATAGTATTCCGAGTTTTCTACGACCATCGCCAGCATAAGCATAAAAGGTCATACCTTGTGATTGTCGATACATTTCCGGTCTTACCTCCCAATGTGGTGGACAACAGTACCACGTGTGTTGTGGCTCTGAATTCTCAAGAAATGTATTGACTGGGCTTGAGAGTCCCTTTGCACTACAGTCAATTATGAACGCTCCAAGAAATTCTCGGACTTCTTCTGAGAAACGAGATTTGTATCGAATTAACAACGATGATACTCTCTCATTAGCCCTCTCTTCATTAGGCCAGTACGAGATTTCACTGAGGAGGGTTACCAGCGTATCACTGCCCAAGCCCCTAGCAGCCAGCGGTCCTGAGGTTAAAACATTTACCTGGACACTCTTACCAAGCTTTTTGAAAAAAGGACTCTCATCTAGAACCTGTCTATGAAACCTCTTAAATTCGAGGTCTGCTATGTTTTCGTCCCTATGATAAATAACGAAGCTAAGTGGCTTTCTGGCAAGACCCATAGTTTTCCACGGATCCTTAAGACATACCAAGCGAGCATGCATTAGCATCATTATTATTTTCGAGACAGTCGATTTACCTAT